GGCTCGCCTATGGTGCTTAATTTAGCCGGCGGTAAAACCGTTAAACTAATATTTAAGTCAACCAATGCCCGTACTGCACAATCAGAATCCGGCGATTTATATATTGATGAAGTATTTTGGATACCTAAATATAAGTCGCTGCGCGGTTTGGCGCAGGCTATGGCAACGCATAAACATTTACGAATAACCTATTTTAGTACGCCATCGGTTACCAGCCACGAAGCCTACGACCATTGGAACGGTAAATGGTACCGCAAAACAAAAGCGTGTAACGATCCTGAATTTGCCATAGATGTAAGCCATAAAAACCTAAAAAACGGCCAGCTGTGTGACGACGGTATTTGGCGACAAATGCTCACGGTTTACGATGTAGTAACCAGTGGCTTTGACCGTATTGATATTGGCGTACTTGAAAACGAATACAGCGTAGATGAGTTTAATAACTTGTTTATGTGTAAGTTTATTGATGATGCGCACAGTGCGTTTAACCTTAAACAATTGATGAACTGCGTGGGCGACTCGACTAAGTGGAGCGACTTTGATTTAGCTTACGAGCGCCCGTTTGGCCTGCGCCCTGTTGTGATTGGTTTTGACCCTGCCCGCTTTGGCGATAAAGCTAGTGTTGCCATTTTAAGTGCGCCCATGAAGCCAGGCGAAAAGTTTTTACTGCTAGAAGCACTTGATTTAAGCGGTAACGACTTTGAAGCCATGGCAAACGAGATAAAACACCTCACCGAAAAATACAACGTTGTGCATATTGGCGTAGACACCACCGGCATTGGTTATGGTGTGTGGGAGCTTATTACTAAGTTTTACCCTAATGCTGAGCCGATTCATTACAACCCCATTATTAAAAACCGCATGGTAATTAAAGCCATTAACGTTATTCAAAACCNCGGTAAATATTGCCAGCTCGTTCATTAATATTCGCCGCAAAGTGGTAGGCGACCAAATTACCTATGCGACAAACCGCACCGCGACAACAGGCCATGCCGATATTGCGTGGGCAATTATGCACGCCATGTTATTTGAACCACTCGACGGTAACGCCCATAGCCGTCAAACATCTGTAGGAATTGCAGCTTAATGAGTAAACCACGATTACAAGTAAGTAACGGCCAAGCGCCAAACTACAACCAACGCACAGCGGTAACNTAACCGATACGTTTAGCTTTGGCGATCCGGAGCCCTGCTTAGACAACCGGCTAACTGATTACGTTGGGGTGTTTAGTGACAGTAACGGCGTTTATGCCCCGCCCATTAATTTGCAAGGCTTGGTTAAACTACTGCGCGTAAATGCCCAGCATGGGCCAATACTCTACTTTAAGCGCAACATGATTTTAAAGTGGTATAAGCCTAACCCACTTTTAAGCCATCAAGCCCTTAGCAAATTTGCGTTTGATTTGCTGTGGAGCGGTAACGCCTATTTGCAAATTATTAAAAATTCGTTTGGGCAAATTATTAAGCTGCGCCATTTGCCTGCACTCACTATGCGTTATACCGATAAACGCGGTGTGTATGCGCAATTAAGTAACCAAAGCCATAATCCTATTTATTTTAATGCGGGTGAAATAATACACGTAAAAGAATACGACCCCGGGCAAGGCATTTATGGCATCCCGCAATATTACGGCGGNGGTATTCAGTCGGCTTTGCTTAATGAAGATGCCACGCTATTTCGTCGCCGCTATTACAAGAACGGTGCGCACATGGGCTTTATATTCTCAATGGCCGACCCTAATTTAAGCGCTGATGATGAAACAGCCCTTAAAAATGCCATACGCGACAGCAAAGGCGTGGGTAACTTTAGAAGTTTGTTTTTTAATTTTCGCAGTAATAAAGCCGATGCTGAAAAAGCGATAAACATTACACCGGTGGGCGACATATCAACCAAAGACGAATTTGAGCGCATTAAAAAAATTACGCTTAACGACATGCTCAGCATGCACCGTGCGCAAGAAGCACTGAGCGGCCAATCATCTGGCGACAGCCCAGGCTTTGGCGACTTAGACAAAATTACTCGCGCCTATTACAACAACGAAGTTGTGCCCCTGCAGCAAGACGTATTAGGCATTAATAACTACTTGCCTGCCGCGCAGCATATTGAATTTAAAGAGCCTGAGTATTCAGACTTAAACCCAACTACCAAGGAAGCCGCATGAGCTGGATAGATGTAACAGAGTTTATTAAACAATGGGGGCGTTTATTTATGTTGAGCTTTTTAGCAGCCGCTATTCAAATGTATTTAAGCAAAAAGCAATTTACGTTTTTTCATTACTGTATGAACGTGCTCGTTGCTATTTTTGCAGCGTACTTAGCGGCTATGTTTTGTGAGTGGCGCGGCTTTGACGAAAGCCTAAAAACGGGTGTGATTGGCGTAACAGCGTATGCAGCACCACACATTTTAGAAGGGTTCGACAAGCTAATTAAAGCGTTTAGCAAAAACCCTAAAGCGTTTATAAAATTAATCAGGGGGATAAAATAATGGGATGGTTAAAAACACTGGTTTCATTTATTACTGACCCTATAGCCGATTTAACAGGCGGCTATGTTGAGCGTAAACGCATAGCGGCAGAAATNTGGCCGCCGATGTAGCACGCGCTGAAAACAACTTTAAAATTGCACAGTTTAATGCCAAAGCAAAACGCTGTATGCAGGCCGAACAAAACGACGCTGATTATGACTTACTGGTTTTAAAAAACCGCGACAAAACCATCATGGATGAAGTGATCATTTTATTCTTTTTAGGGTTATTTGTGTGTCACTTTATCCCCTCCATGCAACCGTATATGCACAAAGGTTGGCAGGCAATGGGCTATAACGGCGCCCCCTGGTACTTTGAATTTGTGATTGTAGGTATTGCGGTTTCAACGCTTGGGTTAATGCGATTGTTTAGAGCGTTTTGGGGAAACAAGAGCAAAGGTAAGAAAAGCGCTAGTTAGCGCTTTTTTCTAGGTAATTTAAACACCTTTGAAACTTGCATATAGACTACCAACACCCACGATAAACCCGAGCATTCCGACAATAAAGCCCCAAAAGGTTAATTTTTTTTGTTTAGACAATTCTTGTATATTGGATGAATAAAGAACGCTGAGCGAAGCTGCTAATTGTGTTATCGAGTTACTTCTTTCTTCTCTTAACTCTTGTTTAATATTACTAAGCTGTAAGCCAATATTTTCAGGAAGTTCCGCATACGGTTCATTAGTCTGATGTTGAGAGATTAACTTTCTTAAGAGCTCAAATGATCCTGATAACTTCTCATTGTCTCCACTGATAGCATCGGAATGAAGTATTCTCAAACAAAGAAGTATAGCCTTTCTATCTTGAGACCAACGCTCTGCAATATGCAACATATCTTCGTAAGTTAAACTAGAGTTTATAATGCCAGCCTTAATTTGTTCTCTAAAACGTTTTTTCCAATTTTGTTTTGCGACATCTACTAGTATAGGAATTGCAATAATTAAAATTGCTAATGTTAACGCTACCAAAGTAAAAAATAATTCACTAAAGTTACTCATTAATTTCCTTAATGCTGTGAGTTATCGATTTTAGAAACTAACGTATCAAGTACCATTAAGTCATTCGCTTTTTCCATATATTCATCACTATCTTCATCAAGTAATTTTAGCTCTGCTGTTTCTTTTTCAATCCGATTCTTAAGGGTGCTTTTTATTAATCTAAGTTCTAATTGTGAAAACATAATTATCCTACATCTTGATTTGGTACACCGATAAAACAAGGAATAGCCATCGAATCTAATTGATTTAACTTATCTAAATACAGAGTTACAGGCATGTCATATAGAGGTCTAATAGTAAAATGATTTTTACCTAGCGATCCTCCATCATCTAGTGAAACATGCAGACCGTGCGGCATTTTAGATTTGGCTGGTAACTTCCACCACAGCGTACCAAATTTAGGGTTTCTGTAATTAAATAGTGATAAGCCACCCGATTTACTGTCAACAAAGTCAATATCATTCTTTTTGTAAACTCTTACATCCCAAGTCTGTTCTTCCTCTCTTGGTGGTGTAGTACGAATATAGTCAAACTTAGCTTTTGTTTTACGGCCAAGTCGAAAAAGGTCAAATGGCAAGGTGACATAAAATTGAATTGGGGTATGCATAATCAAGTTCCTTATGATTTTATTTAAATAGTCGATAGTAAATTACATCAAATTAACGAGAATATCTAGGCAATAGTGTTCACCCAATTTACCTAATCACCTCAAATGCTATTGTTTACCAATCTAGTTCTTTAATCTTTTCAATTTTTCCAGCAACAACTTCAAGACGCTTAAGTGCCCTTGTAAAATTTGGCCCAGGCACACCATTAAGTGTTGCTGCATTGGTTTTGCTAATACCGCGAACTAAGTAATCACTGAGTGCTGCTTTTATATCTTCACTAGTGCTTTTACCAAACGACAATAGTGCATCTAACCGCTCTTGGCTTTGTGAGCCTTTGTATAAATAATTCATAATTTATTTATCACTTAACTGATAATGAATTAATGATATTTCAATGTCAGGTAAATCACCACCTATTTGATCTTTTTGTTGTCACTTTATGTCAAACATTGTCACAGCTTTGACATCCAGATCTTTTTTAAGTATCTCTCAGATCCTTTTAGTGCAAGGCCTAGCTAAAAATAGCATGTCACAAAAGTTGTCAATTTGACGCGTTTTTTGCACGAAAGCGGAAGGCGAGGAGGAGTGAATTTTTTAGCCTTTTGGTTCTCAGCTCATAATTTGCGGCAAGTCTCGACTACTCACTCAATACAATGCCATGTATTTTAAAAACGAAACTAAACCGCTAATTAAATTAATGAGTGATGAAGTAGCAAGGGATCATGAAATTGGCAGTAAATTGCAGCTTAATTTTAATTTAGAACCGAGCGCTCAAAGTTTAAGAATCACTAATAAAAAAGCGCTAGCTAGGAGCTAACGCTTGGTTTTTCAATGCATGTCAATTAAAGGGTTTTCGTCTAACCAAGGGGCTGTTAATTACTACTAATTTACTCTTCATACTTGCTATATTCATGGGTAGTCAATTCCCCCGTTTGGTTGCTTACAGCTAGATATTCGTTTAAATGAAAGAAACCACCCTCTGAAAAAACCATATTTTTTCAGAGCTAATATAGCGTATTCTGAGCACGTTGGCTCAAATAAGCATGAGTTACGCAATCTCTGAGGTGCAATAATACGATAAAAATATATTAATTTTATAGAAAGCCAAACCAAAATTATTTCTTTTTACGGAATGTAATTACATAATAACTGCTGCTGTTAGCTTTTTTACCACTTAAAGCATCCATACATCCAGGTTGAACTTCAACACCTATACTATCTACACGTTGAAATTCCCATCCTTTGGATGCATATTGATTTACTACATTCTCTAGGTAGGCAGCCGCCTCATTCCCTTTATGAGCTTTCATTTGAACTGCAATATTTGGTGGAATTTGAATCATTTTGTATTCGAACATCAACTATTCTCCTTAATATGATGGGGTATATAATAAAACTAATATTTTAATAGTTCGCGTATCACACATATTTCTACTGATATCACGTCTATGTTTAATATAGTTCTAACAAATTACTTAAAAAATAGCTAATGAAAAAATTTATGGGATCAATAAAAACTAGGTTTCAATTTGACACACTTTTGCACGGATGGAGTGAATTTTGGAGCTTTTTGGTTCTCAGTTAATAGTTAAATGGTTGTTTGGCATACATGCAACCACTGTATATAATGACAGTGTGTATTTTATTAACGATTGGTGAATGTTATGGCGCGAGTTACTTGTCCAAATTGTGAAGCTAAAGCGACGATCACATCTCGTGAAAAGCAAAGCGCGCATGTGGTTAATTTATATTGCTCGTGTACAAATACTAAAGAGTGCGGGGCTACGTTCCGTATTACCCAATCGTTTGATCACTTCTTAAATCCTCCGTGTAAAACCACTGCGCAAATCGCCGCAGGTCTTATTAAAAACTTACCTCGAGAACAACAATTAGAATTAATTGGGCTTTAGGCCTAACTTTATTTTAGGCATAAAAAACCCACATCCGTTGTGGGTTATATAAAAACATATTCACCTTTCGCATTATTAAATTTAGTAGCGTTTTTTAAGTTTGCAAGTTTATTAAATTAAGGCTTTCCTTCACTTATAATTCTTTTTGCAACTTCTAAAATTTCAATACTTTCATTTTGGTTACTATGTTCTTCCGAGGCACCAGAAAAGCTCACGAAAAATTTAAGCGTATTAAAATTAGGTATATCTACTGGGCTAAAAGCACCTTTCACTTCATGGTACTCATTTACCAATGCTTGAACTGCTGGCTTTATTCCCTCAGCACCAAACTCACTTAAAGCAATTAATGACTTTTGGTTTACCCAAGTTTCAAAGTCTTCTTCAAAGTGATTAATATATTGTGCATTAGCAGCCTCTTTATTGTTTGATTCCATATCTTTCTCCAATAATTTACCAACGTTAGTTTTGTTACTTTAATACAATTTCAAGAAAAAAAGCGACATCATTTGGTTGATGAGTTTTTTAAATATTAATATTTTGCTAACTGATCACCCGCTTTTCCTAGTGGGGCTAAAAATCGAGTGTTGTCTGGTGTGGGGTGGCCAAAGAGTTGGGCGCGCTTTTTGGCGTTAAACTCGCGTATGTAGCCTTCTTTAATATCAGCGCCTAGGTTTAAGTCCATCATTAAAAAGGTTAGGCCGTCTTTGGTTATGTAAAATACAAACTGGCCGCTGGTGATATCCCCTATTAACTCCGCGCTAAAGTTGCTGTATTTAAAATCGGTTGAGCATTTTAAGTTACGTATTAAATCAATTATTTCATCATGTGGGCGGTTAAATATACGTGCCACGGTTAAAGAGCATGTTGCTATGGTACTACCCAGTTCTATGCAGGGATCTTTTACTGCCAGTGCTTTGATGTGGTTAACATTGCTAAAAGCTACGTCTGTATCAAAATATGGGTGTGGTGTATGTTGCGGCAGTGCTGGGGTAATTGGCTTTGTTGGTAAGCCGTAGAGTTTATTAGCCATTTGGTTAAACGCATTTATGTAAGCCTCTTTAATCAGTGCGGCTTTTTTGCCCGTAAAACCCATTACTAAAAACATAAAGCCGTCTTTAGTCATTTGGTACACTTTACTATCACGTTTTGCACCGTTGCCAATATCAACTTTTTGAACATGAACCGAAAAGTTGGTTAATGTAAATTTGTCGGAGCAATCAAGATTTTTAATTTTTTCTATTATATGTGCATGACGCTTACTAAAGAACTCAGCAACCTTTAGTGACGTGGTAGTGATTTGATCACCATTGATTGAAATAGCAGAACTTAAATCTTGGGTAATTTGAATAGACATAGCAGTCTCCTTTGTATATTGGAAACCTACCAAACTCATCGACCAAAATAAGGGTGGCAGGCGGNCCTACCATAAAGAAGTGAGCATAAAAAAACACGCATATATGAGTGGCGTGTTATTTACTACGCCTTTGTAAATCGAGCGACCAAACTCGACAACAGATTTTGCTGTTGCCCTATTATTCTGTCCGCTGAACTGTAATTTGTCAATTAAGAGTTTTTAACTTTGCTAACAAAGGCTGAAATACTGTCGTTCGTGCATTTTCTAAATACATTTTCCATTCATGATCTTTACTTATATTTAAGGTGCCACCTCGATAATCTTTTTTACTTATTTTATCTGATAACTTTCTAAAATCAGTTAAGTAGTCAGGGTTCAAACTGTTTTTATTTGCAAAATCGATAACTTTTGTATATTCATTAAAGTCTTTTAGGAAGTTATTAATATTCAATATTTCATCCTTTACAAGAATGTACTTTTTTGGAGAAATAAACTTTAAACTATATGCCAAAAAATGAAACTTATTCAAACAATTCATAAACTTTAGATGTAGATTCCCTATTTCTTTTAATGACGTTGTATAGGCTTTAGTATGATTAACAATATCTTCATTGTTAATGTGTAATTCACGAAATGAATTTGAACTGATTAAATTTATACATAACTCGTTCCAAGCAATATACAAGTCCCCCCCTACTAATCCTGCGAAATCTAATAATTCATAAGCTCCATCAAGTCTCTTTCTATTTTTATATTCAATAATTGCTATACACACGGCATACACCGTAGCGACGCCACCAACCCAGCTACCTATCGCAGGCCAAAACTCAACATGGCTTTTAGCACTAATTAATATTAGATAACCACCGATAAGAGCCACTACTAGCGTAAGTATTGTTACTAAAAGTAGCCTGTGTGCACTCCAAAATTCTTTGAAATCTTCCCTCAAAACCGTTATTCCTTATTTGTTGCTAGCTCTTATCTGTACTCAGGGATTAATTAAACCCTGAGTACAGCTAGCCTAACTGTACCTGCTAATTAAGTAATTAACGTGTACAGTTAGGCCATTAAATCTATTGCCCACCAATCATTATCACTGATGGCCGTTGCTTCACCGTTCAATACTAATCGAGCTAAATCTAAATCACCAATAATGTCGGCATTACCTTTACTAAATTGGGTGTTTGATGGGGTGTTACGCCCGTCAAGCTCTGCATACATGTGCGCTAGGTCGTAAAGCTCACGGGCGTATGCGTAGTGTTTTTCGGTTGGGGCTAGCGTTATTGGCTTTTTAGGTTTTGCCATATCGAGTTTTTCAAAGCTGTGTAGCTCACGTTCTTGCAGGTAGTACACGCGGTTGGCTCTAATAACGTTGCCGCCTTGGTTTAACTGCTTCATTTGAGCGCCTGTAAACATGTTTAATAGGTCGTCACATGGTTTGGGGGTTTGCTCGTCTACTGCTGGGGTGTGTTTTTTGGCTTCAGTACGGGCTATTTCGTCAATAGATAGCTGGCGATGCTCTTTTTGCTGCGCTGCTTCGTCCAGTACCACTAAGTGGCCGTCTTTTATTAGGTAAATATGGCCGTTATTTTTAACCCGCTTACCTGCAATCAGATCCTTTTTAACGCTTGCGATCTGTTTTTTGGTAAAACCGATCATGTCTAGCAATAATTCGTCTGTATGCCCTACAGCTAAAGGCGTACGATTATTCCCACTAGTCCAAGGTAGGTCGGCTGCGCCGACGTTGTTAGCATCCTGCCCATCAATTGCAGCGGTGTTATCGTTTGCTGCGGTGCCTATGGTTTGCTTAGACCAGGTATGTAAGCGAGTTACTAACGTGCAAAGGCCTGTTGTGTCTTCAACGCCTTTTAAGCGTTTGGTAAATTCGGCGTATTCGTTACCGTATTCGGTGTGTTGGTAGGCAGGTTTAAAACGGGCATCGCGGCCAATACCAAAGCCACCCATTAAGGTAACAAAGGTTTTAAAGTCGCCCTTGTCGGCGGCTTGGCGTATTTGCTCTAGCTGCTCGTTGCCTTGCACTTCTTCGCGCACTCGGCGCAGTTCGCGCCAAATAGTAATAGAGGGTGATTTTTGAAACTGAAACTGCCTAATACCCCACGTGCTGGCCCATGCTTTAACTGGGTTAACTGCTTGGGTGAGCTTTTCGCCTGTTTCGGCATCAAATTCGTTTGCCAGTGCAAAGCCATCAATATTTTTGCTTACGTACTTAGCAACATAGGCTGCTGCCCCACCTGATTTTTTACCGTTTTTATCTACCGTTGCAGGTAGCATTTTGATAGCGGTATAGCGTGGACTACTCGGAAAGTAGTTTTTAATTGGTGCACGCGTGTACACTTTTTTAGATTTGTTTAAACCCCAAATACGGCGCGCTTTTGTGTAGCGGGCACGTAATGCTTTGCGGTTTTTAAAACGCTGAAAAAATACCTCGCGGTCGTCGCGGGTAAAGTAGCGGCGTAATAAATGGTTAACTTGGTCGTAGTAACGCGCTGGCATCCATAAAAGCATATGCCAGTGAGTGCAACCGTCGGCGTGTGGCTCAGCTACACGAATACCAAAATACGGTATTTCAAGGCGGTCTAGTTTTGCGCGCGCTTGCGAATAGAGTTTGTTTAAATAAAGGCTT